GACTATATTTACATATTCTAGGAGGAATATAAAATGGCAAATACTACATTTTCGGGACCGGTAAGAGCGGGAACGATTTCAAACACAACAGGTACAACACTTGGATCTAACATTGCTAATGTTGGACAAGTTGTAATGTCTCAATCAGTAAAAGTTGATATTATTGGTGCTTCACATTTAAATCAAGTTTGCGCAGTAGTTCCAGCAAATTCACAAATAGTAGACGTTATTCTTAACGTAACTACAGTGAATAATGATGGCGGTGCAGCAACTGTTTCAGTGGGAACAGTAGCAGATGCAGATGCATTTATAGCTACAGCTAATGTTAAAGCTTTAGCAACTACTCACGGTACTTTAGATACAGAAGCAACTAATGTTGGCACAACTGACATACAAGTTCTTGCTGATTTTACAGGTGCTAATGGAGATGGTACAACTGGTGCAGCAACAGTTACTGTTATGTACATACAAAATAATTCTGTTCAAGACGCAGTAGATTTATAATAATTAATTAGTGTGGGCTTCGGCCCACACAAAATTTAACAGGAGAAACAAATGGCATCATATTCAAGTGATCAACAGGTAGCCCACGCAACAGGAGACGCACAACTAGTTCCTACAGGACAAAGAGCTAGAATAACTGGCATTCAAGCTGAAGGTGCAGGAAGTTCTAGTATAATTTTTAAATCTGGAGGAGCAGCTGGAACTGTAATAGCTACATTTAAATTTGGAACTGAAGGAATAGATTTTTATGTTCCTGGTTCTGGAATTCTATTTGACGATGGAGTTTATTTAGATTTAACTGCAACACCTGGTGTTACTATAACATTTACGTAGGATTAAATTGTGGCTACAATAACTTATACAGTAACCGTAGCAACGGGGACTAACAAATACGGTACCGGTAATAAATATTATATTAACGGAGAGGCTAATGTTGTCCTTTATTTACAAGAAGGTAATACTTATATCTTTGATCAATCCGATAATTCAAACGATACACACCAAATAGCTTTTTCAACTACAGATAATGGTACACACGCAACACCAGCAGGTACAGCTTACACTACTGGTGTAACCTCAACTGGAACACCTGGAACTGCAGGAGCAAAAACAACTTTTAACGTCGCTCCTGTTAGAACAACAGGCGCTCCACTATTATTTTATTATTGCACTGCTCACAGTGGTATGGGTAACACTGCTCAAACTATTTCACCTACTTCAGAAGTAACAGAATTTAATCCACAAATGGATGAAATTATTGAAGAAGCTTTTGAGAGAACTGGTGTAAGAGGAACTAGAACAGGTTATCAATTAAGATCTGCAAGACGTTCTTTAAATATTATGTTTCAAGAATGGGGTAATAGAGGTGTTCATTTATGGAAAGTAAAATTAGCTAAAGTACCTCTAGTAGAAGGTCAAGCCGAATATAGTTTTGCAAGTGATTCAGTTAATTTTCCACAAGATATTAGTACTGTATTAGAAGCCTACTATAGAAATAATTCTACTACAACAGATCCACAAGATGTAGCTATAACTCAAATTAGTAGATCACAATATTCACAAACACCAAATAAATTAACCAAAGGTACACCTTCACAATACTACGTAGCAAGAAGATTAAACCCTAGTATTTTTTTATATGCTACACCAAGTTCAAGTGTATCAAGTACAACTACACCAAGTAATTTTCAACTTTGTTTTTATTATTTATCTAAAATTCAAGATGTTGGTGCTTATAATAATACATCCGATGTAGTAAATAGATTCTATCCTTGTATGATGTCAGGTCTAGCTTATTATTTAAGTTTAAAATATTCACCTGAAATGAGTCAAGAATTAGAAAGAAGATATGAAAGTGAATTATTAAGAGCTCTTGATGCAGACAATCAAGGAACATCTACTTTCATTTCACCACAAACGTTTTATGGAGATGGAGTATAATGGCTGGCTACGCTTCAGGTAAATATGCTTATGCTATTTCTGATAGATCAGGAATGAGATTTCCTTATGATGAAATGGTAAGGGAATGGAATGGTTCATTAGTTCATTATTCAGAGTATGAACCAAAGCAACCTCAACTTCAACCTAAACCAGTTGGCAGTGATCCAATAGCTTTATTTAATCCAAGACCACAACCTGCGTCGGTTGCAAGTTTAATTTTGTTAGACGACAATCCATTTACTTCTATAATTTATAGTGGAACAACTTATGTAAATGTTTATTCAGAAGACCATCAAAGAAAAGCAGGAGAGGTTGTAAGATTTAGAGGACCACCAGAAGTAATTAGTGCTGGACCCGGAGGTGCTGATCCAGCGGATGCAAGAAATTTACAAGCTTTTACAAACATACCTACATTTAATAATGTAAGTGATTTAAATAATGCAAATGGTTTTACAATTGCATTAGGACAAATAGATTCTTCAGGAAATGTTACAGGAGCTACAACTACTGATCCATTAACAGTTCCAATAAATTATTTTTATATAACAAGTACTAGTAATGCTACAACGAGTGGTGTAGAAGGGGGTGGAGCAAACTGTTCAGCAGGACCAGCAACACTTGAGGTAGTAAACGGATAATGGCATATACTTTAACAAATCTACAAGATGATATTAGAAATTTTACAGAGGTCAGCTCTAGTGTTTTAAGTACTGCTGTTCTCGATACTTTAATTAAGAATGCAGAAAATTCTATTTATAGACAAATAGATACAGATCAAAATGTATTCTATGCAACATCAAATGCTATTGTTGGAAATAGATATGTAACTATTCCTGACAATTTAAGAGCAATCAGATATGTACAATTTAAAGATCAAGCTGGAAATCAATTTTATTTAGAACAAAGAGATACTAGTTTTATGGCAGAATATTACTCTACACCAGATACTCAAGCTGTAGATATACCTAAATACTATGCTAATTGGGATGAAGAGTTTTGGGTAGTGGCCCCAACGCCTGATAAAACTTATGAAATTACAATATCATATGATAAAGAACCAGAGACTATAACAGATACGACATCAAGCCCTGCTCCAGCAACAGTTGGAACTTATCTGTCTAATAAATATCAAGATTTACTTTTATATGGATGTCTGGTAAATACATTTGCATACTTGAAAGGTCCACAGGATATGTTACAATACTACCAACAGGCTTTTAATCAAGCATTAGAATCGTACGCTATCGAACAAATCGGTATCAGACGCAGAGACGAATATCAAGATGGTGAAGTTCGCGCTCAACTTAACGTTAAACCACCATCAAGTTAATTAAGGAGATAAAAGAATATGGCAAACATAATCCCATTTAGTTTTAGAGGTGCTCTATTTGAAGCTAATCATAATTTTAAAGCTTCAGGTGGAAACACTTTTAAATTTTCTTTATACACAACTAATCCTTATTCAACATCATCAACAGTATATCTAGCAGGAACTGGAAACGGTGAAGTAGATACTACAGGTGGAACTAACTATTCTGTAAAAACATTAACAAGACTTGGAGTTGCAACTAGTACAGCTGTTGCTTCAGTTGACTTTGATAATGTAACTTATAGTAGTGCATCTTTCACTGCAGCTTTTGCAGCGATTTACAATACAGATACAGTTGATGGTACAGCAAATAGATTAGTAGTGGTTTTAGATTTTGGTGGAAACAAGACAGCAACGAACGGTACTTTTACTGTTACGTTCCCTGATCCGTCTACACCTGCTAATGCAATTATTAGTATGAGTTAAGGAGAAAATTTATGGCGTTGGCAATAAATGATAGAGTAAAAGAAACTAGTACAACACAAGGCACAGGAACACTAAATCTTGCTGGAGCTGTAACTGGTTTTATAACTTTTGTTTCAGGAATAGCTACTGGAAACACAACTTATTACACTATCTTTGAACAAGGCACGGCAAATTTTGAAGTAGGTATTGGAACAGTAACTGATGCAACACCAGATACTCTTTCAAGAGATACAGTTTTAAGTAATTCTTTGGGTAACACTTCAAAGATTAATTTTAATTCAGGTGGTTCAAGTACACTAGATGTATTTTGTACAATGCCTGCAAGTAAATCGGTTTATCTGGATTCAACAGGTACACCAGTAGGAGCAGCGTCAGCTGGCTTTGCATTAGCAATGGCGGTTGCATTATAAATAGGAAAAAAATATGGCACAAGATTTTAGAAACAATTTACAAAGAAATGTTGGTACATCACCAGTCGATTTAGTGGTTGGTGGAAACTATGATGCTGTTATAGGTATCAGAATATGTAATACCACAACTTCTGCTGTTTTGGCTAGTTGTCAGATTGTAAATGGAGGAAACGATCACTTTCTTGCAAAGAATGTAAGCGTTCCACCAAACTCTGCAATCGAACTAATTCAAGGCGGTGCAAAAATTGTTTTAGAAAGTGGTGATACTCTTAAAGCACAAAGCGATACCGCTTCGTCTTTAGATATAGTTACATCATTTATTGACAGTATTAGTACATAGGAGGAATTATGACGGCAATAGTAAATGGAATCCAATACATCGGAGGCGGAACAGCTCCTGATGAATTTATAAAAAATCAAGCGCAAACCATTGATGGTACGCAAACAATTGAAAGTGCAGTTTTAGCTGGACCTATCACTATTCCTGCAACTATAACAGTAACAGGGACTTTAGTAATAGTATAATGTCAAAAATAGAAGTAGATGCAATAGATAAACAAAGTGGTTCAACCTTAACTTTAGGTGGATCAGGCACTGCAGTTACACTTGCGTGCGGCGCTACTCAATCAGGTTTTGGAAGAAATGGATCTGTCAATTGGCAAACTTCAATTAAGACAGCAAACTTTACAGCAGCATCGGGAGAAGGATATTTTTGTGACACAGCAAGTGTTGGAGCATTTACATTAACTTTACCAAGTTCTCCTTCTGTTGGAGATATCGTGGCTCTTAAAGATTATGCAAGTAATTTTGCAACAGCTAATTTAACTATAGGTCGAAATGGATCTAACCTGAATGGTTCTGCATCAGATTCAATAAGAAATACAAATAATGAAAGTTTAACTTTAGTTTATGCTGATGCAACAAAAGGTTGGCTATCGGTAGAAGAAGGTACAGGATTTATTGGAGAAGCATTTATACAAGCTACAGGTGGAACAATTGTAACTTGTGGAAATTTTAAAGTTCATAAATTTACAGGTCCAGGTACTTTTTGTGTAAGTGG